CGCACTCCTCGCACCACATCCGGCCGGCCATGTCGGTCGCGCGGCGCTCGATCATGCGCTTGCTGGCCGCCGAGAACGCGATGCGGATCATGCCGCCCCATCCTTGGATTGCCGCGCCGTGCCGGGCAGAGCCATGCCCAGCCCCGCCAGGCCATGCCTCGCATCGCATTGCCTGGATGCGCCTTGTAGTTCGAGGGGCTCGACGCCGATCAGGGCCGAGATCCAGTTCAAGATGTCGTCCTTGCTTCGCTGGAACTCATCCTTGTCCATGCGGTCGTGGCCGTGCATGCGCTGGCTGCGCGCCTTCTTGATGGTGACCGTCGAGCCGCGCGCCATCACGCGGGCGAACTCATCCTCGCCGCGCGCGTAGGCGGCGACCCGCAGCGCCGCCCTGGGGTTCCCCGCCTCGATGATCGTCTCGCGGCTCCAGCCGGTCGCGATCAAGGCGGCTTTTCTCAAATGCTCTGGCGTCGGAAACATCTCGGTCATCGTTTCCGGCAGATTGGCCCAGGCCTGCTCGATCCAGGCGAACTCATGCCGGTGGCTGACCCAGCTCCGGTCGCTGACTTGCTCAAGCCAGTAGCGTTGGCCGATCACGAACTCCTTGTCGGCGAGCTTGGGCTTCGCCGGGACCATCTCAGAGCCATTCCAGGTGAAACTTTGCATGGGCTTCAGCCGGGGTTAGCGGGTTTTGACTGGACGTTTGGGGTCATGTCCTTGCCTTGCTTCGCGCCGCCATGCCGCGCCGCGCAGTGCCGGGCAATGCCTCGCCCGACCGCGCCACGCCCTGCCTAGCCCGGCCCTGCAATACGTCGCCTCGCCTTGCCCAGCCGAGCCCTGCCACGCCCCGCCCAGCCAAACCTCGCCAAACCTGAGCTCACGCAGCCATCCGCGTCGGCGCCTGAGCCTGCTGCTCGGCCCAGCGGACGACGTTGTACTTGCCGAACGGCCCCTTGCAGACCGGCCGGAAGTCGCCCAGGCCGACCCGCTTGCCCGCGTCGTCGACGATCTGGCGCAGGAGCTTCGCGTTGAGGATGGTGGTGTCGAGTTCGACCTCGAACGAGAGCTTCCAGTCGTCGAACATCGGCCGGTGGCAGAGGATGCGCCCGCCGGTCGAGGGGATGCGCACCGGGCGCGTGTCGACCTTCCACGGCTGGTCGTGGACGATCTCGACCTCGGCGGCGTCAATCGACAGGCAGGCGTACAGCAACGACGAGCGCGCCGTCGTGACCTGCTTCTTGCCGATCTTAGTGTGCGCGCCGCCGTCGACGATGGACCGCAAGAGGTTCGGCGACGGGATCATCGGGTTGCCGTTGGAGCCGATGTAGAGCTTCGACGCGGCGATCTCCTGCGGCGTCCCGCGATCCATGGCGGCCGAGGAGCCCCGGTCGCCGTTGGTCGAAGCCATCGCCGCCGCGTCGGTGAAACGGTTGCAAATCAGGGGTGTGATGCCTTGAGCCTCGATGGTGATGAACATTTTTTGCTTTGCCTTCCGTTGTTAAGCCTCGCCTTGCCTCTCCGCGCCAGGCCATGCCAGGCCGTGCCCTGCCCGGCCCCGCAGAACGTTGCCATGCCTCGCTGCGCCTAGCCGCGCTTTGCAGTGCCCGGCCCCGCCACGCGCCTCCGTGCGACGCCGCGCCGCGCCGCGCCTCTCCTTGCCAAGCCGTGCGTAGCCGCGCAGTGCCGCGCCACCCCGCGCTCACGCCGCCACCGCGTAGCGGCGCGAGAGCTGTTCGACCTTCCGGTCGACTTCCCTGATGAACTGCGAGATCTCGCGCTCCAGCTCGGCGATGCGCGCGTTGTCGCGATGGACGCGCTTGATCCAGAGCTGCATCGCTGGCGGAAAGTCGCTGCTGTAGCTCACGTAGTCGCACCATGATCGGCCGGTGCAGGCCAACTGCCACGCCATCTGAGTGAGGTGATCGTTGCTGATCGTCTCGGTGATCAGCGTGTCGAGGTGCTTGGCGGGCATCGGACATTTGATCTCGATCAGGCCCGAGATCCCGGCGACCAGGCCGTCTGGCGAGGCGTGCGAGCCTTTGACGAAGGGATGGGGGACGAGGCCAACCTCCTCGACCTCGACGCCGCGCAGAAGCTCGTAGAGCATGCGCGCGTCGGGCTCGCGCGCGGTCCCCTGCTGCATGGCGAAGGTTTTCGGGATCTCGACCGGGACGCCGGTCAGGCGCTCGAGGACCTTGTTCGCCATCAGACTGTCGCGGTCGGCCGAATAGCCGCTCTTGGTGCGGCGCACGACGCTCGGCGCGTCCGACGCGCCAATCGATCCGCAGCGCGCGAGGCGCCACTCTTCAGTTCCCTGCTGGAGCATGCGTGCCTGCCTTCTGGCCTGCCTTGGCGAGTTCGAGGACTTCCTTGGCCCGCGTGAATTGATCGACGTTCATGTCGATGATGTTCTCGACGCCGATCAATCTCAGCAGCGTCGCCTCGCTGCGGCCCGTCTCGTCGAGGAGCTTGGCCAGTTCGCTGGCTTGGCTCTCGCTGATCCTCGGCGATGTCCCGCCAGCGCCGCGCCCGTCGTCGTCGACCCCGGCTGGCAGGCCAATCGCGGAGCGCAGCGAATACCGCTGGAGGAAGGTCAGCGCCGATCCAAGCGCCTGCACCATGCTCATGCCGGTCGAGCCGGGATCGACCTTGGTTTCGAGCGGCGCGTTCTCCTCGCTGTAGCCGTCGGAATGACTGACGATACAGGTGACCTTCACCACATCGGCCGCCTGCGCGACGCGGAAGCGGTAGGAGAGGCCGTGCCTGGAGAACACCGGATCGACGACGCGCGCCACGTCGGAGAAGCTCTCGTACTTGTACTTGGTTCGCGTTTGGGTCCGCGCGCTGGTGAAGTCGACCTCGCGCGTTTTGAGGACCGGCTGGATCTCGCCCTTGGCGTTGCTCATCGCGATGTTGAAGGCGCGCATGGCGGCGCGGTCCTCCTCGGCGCGGCGCGCGGCGAGCAGGCGCTCGAACACATCGATGTTGATATCGCTTCGGGTGGCGAGCCGCTCGATCATCGCGAGCAGGCCGCCGCCCCCGGACGACGGTGCGACCACTTCCGGGGGCGGCGCGACAGCCGCGTCCTGGTAAGGGACCGGCGCGACCGTCGACTGATTATCGCTCATTCTGAGGCTCCCGCAAAGCCCGATGGTTGTCCCCGCGCCATCTTCCGTCAACGTTTAACAGCGGCTTGTTAGACGTTTAACAGGCCACTAATCCACAAGTATTCGCACCGTTAGACGTTTAACAGCCCCTATTGCACGCAGCGCGGATTGGTAAAACGTCTAACATCTGTCCGCCCCAAGATGTTGGCCCAGGGGCAACATGGGCGTTGCTCTGTGGATGGCGCGAATGTTAAACTTGACGAAGGTTAGCGCCGAAGCGCAACTTACCGGGATGCAAAAGCGCCCGCCACCCCAACCGCCGCTCGACGAACTGATCGAGCTGCGCAAGGACAAGGGCTTCGCCCAGAACGACTTCGCCAAGGCGCTCGGCGTCAGCCGACTGCACCTGCTCGCCATCGAGAGGGGCCGCCGCAGGCCGTCGCCGGAACTGGCCGTGCGCTGGCTCGAAATGCTCGCGCCCGAAGCGCGCCTGAGGATGTTCGGCGACGTGCCGCTGATCGAGGGGCGCATCGCGGCGGTGCGCCGCCTCGAGCAACTCTCCCCGAAATTCTTCAAAGCGGCCTGAGGCGGGCGATGGCGCGCAGACGAAATAGTTTTGCGCCGCGCGAGAGCCTGATCCAGGCCGCCGTGATCGAACACTGGCGGCAGCTTGGCGTGCCCGGCTCGCTGGTCGCCGCGATCCCCAACGCCAACGCCCACGGCCAGCCTGGGCTCACCAGGGGCATGTTCGACCTCGTCGTGATGACGCCCAAGCTCGGCGACAAAACCGGCTGGCTCGAACTCAAGGCCGACGGCGGAACGCTGTCCGACGATCAGAACGGCTTCAAGCGCGCGATGATCATGCTCGGCGTCCCTTACGCGGTGACCTACGGGCGCGACGCGCCGATCCGGGTCCTCGAGCTATGGGGCGCCGTCAGGGCCGAGGCGAGGGCGGCGTGAGCGACCCGCGCGACAGCGACTTCGTCACCTTCAACAACGACGGCAAGTTCGACTTCCAGCTCAGTCGCGCGAAGATCGACGAATTGAAGCTCGCGCGCCTGCTGCTCGACGGCAAGTTCGAACACAAGTGCGAGCGCCACCAGCCGTGGGACTACGGCAACCTCTGCATCGAGACCGGCTGGAATGGGCGCCCGTCTGGCGTAATGGCGACCGAGGCCAGCGTCTGGGCGCAGGAGCTGAAACACCGCGACGAGACGATCCTGACGATGCTCTTCCCGGTTCCGGTCCTGCAGAAGCTTGCGCGCTATTACGAGAACGATCCGGTCGCCCACAACCGCTTTCGGGGCGGCGGCGACTGGGGCCTCTCCGAGGGCGTCCTATTGCCCATCGGGCCACTGCGCCACTGGGGCAAGATCGTGCAGGAAATGGAAATGATGGAGTTCGCGCGGGAGACCCTGAAATAGAACTGGGCGGCGCGTATGGCCGAACGCCGCCCAGGCCCAAGGCTGGTGAGGGTTTCTAGGCTCC